TAGGTAAAAAAGTACAAGACGCTGAAGTCATTGGTCACGAAGTAGTAGACGGTAATAAAGTTCCTATTCTAAAACCAGAGGTTTGGGAAAAAGTGTATTGCAATAGTTGTAATAATGAAGTTGATTCGGAAGAATTAGCAACAGGTGATTGTAGCGACTGTGGTAATCCTTGGGCTTCAACGAAGACCAAAGATGTTACCATTCGCGTTGTTAAAATGCCAGACGTTTTTGGATCTGGAGGAGAACTTTAGTTTTTCCTGCACTCGCAGTTTTCATCACAGTGACTTGAGTTGTCTTTCTGATGTTTTTCTAATTCTCTTTCCATAAACATTAAACGTTCATGATAGCGCCCCACCTTGTCAGCGAGGACAGCTATAGCTTTTAGTACTTCTTGATTTTCCATAATGTCTCCTGTGATTTTGTATTTTGGTGAGAATCTAATTTAAACATATTTTTCTCCCAATCAATAATCTTTTTAATAATTGTTTTCTTGACAAGCTATTCGTGTTCTGCGTAGTCAACGGATAAGTATTCTATCTTTGTTACCCAACCCTTTGGTATAGCGATAGCGCCACCACCAGATATATCGTCTTTGTCTTTGCTATAAGATCGCATAATGATTACTTTCTCTTTATTATTGTGAATTAACCAACCAACTTCTTGACATGTTGCTAAAGGAGCGTTCATAACGTCCTTTATATCTAGCCAACCTGTCTCTGTATCACGAGCATCGAGCCACGTTACACGGACCATTGGGACTTTCTTTATATCAAATGACATATTTGTCATTGCACATTACACGAAATTTGCCTATAATTATATGATTAAATAGGCTTCTTAACTTACAAGGTTAGCCTCCTTGCTTTATACAACAATCATGATTTGCAAAAGGAGAACATGCTAAAGAAGATTTTTAAAGCTGCCAAAAAAGCAGCCCCTATTATTGGTGCAGGGTTAGGATTTTTAGCTGGAGGACCTATATTAGGTTCAGCTATTGGTGGTGGTCTTGGTAGTTTAGTTGCAGGTAGGAGTCCACAAGAGGCTCTTAGATTTGCCGCATTATCGGGGTTAACAGGTGGAGCTCTTAGTAAATTTGGTGGTCTACAAGCTGGTCAAGGACTAGGTGGCTTATTTGGTAGAACGGCTTCAACAGGAGTACCATCAAGTATTCTTAAGGCTACATCAGGTAGTAATCCAATTGCTAATAAAATTTTACTTAAAGACGCTATAATGAAAGGTGCTGTGCAAAAACCAGGTGCTACAAGTGTTCTTGGATCAATAGCTAATTTTGCAAAAGCTAAACCTTTATTAACTGCAAGTGGTATTGCAGGAATAACAGGACTTCTTTCTGGTCAAGAAGAAGAAAAGAAACCAACAATTATTGAAGATATATATGGTAAGGTACCGGGCTTTACTAACATAGGTAATGCACCTATGGGTGGAGTTAGTATGATTCCTTTCTCTCAGTATGGACCTAACTTACTTCAAAGAGCTGGAGGAGGAGAAATAAATAATTTAAGACAAGGTGGTTTTCCTCGTAAGAATGGTAAAATAGCTGGACCGGGAACCGAGACTAGTGATGATATACCAGCAATGTTAAGTGATGGAGAATTTGTTATTAATTCAAGAACTGTAAGAGGACTTGGAGCAGCAATGGGTGGCAAAGGTAAGCAAGATACTAGAGACAGAGGATCAAAATTCCTTTATAGTTTACAAAATAAATACGGAGGCAAAAAATAATGGCAGAAGAAATAATACAAAGGCAGCAACAAGCTCCTTATATTGAAAAAAGATCTGAGCAATTACTTGCATCTGTATTTGGTGATCCAAACGCTGTAAAAAGGGATGATGAAACAGAAGAAGCTTTTCAATTACGTAAATTTGGTAGAGCAGGTATCGCTCAAACTGTACCCGGGTATGAGTTTGCAGGATTTACTCCAGAACAACAACAAGCTTTTGGTTTAGCAAGTCAAAACATAGGTTCTTACGCACCCGCTTTACAACAAGCAATGGGAACATCAGGTCTTGGTGTAGCAGGTTTACTTGGTGCAACACAAGCATACGATCCAAGTTCAGCACAAGCTTTTATGGATCCGTATCAACAACAAGTTACTCAACAAGCTTTAGCAGAATTAGAGAGACAAGGTCAAATGGCGCAAGCAAATCTTGCAGGACAAGCAACAAGAGCAGGAGCTTTTGGTGGTTCTCGTTTTGGTGTGGCGCAAGCAGAGCTAGGAAAAAATTTACAAGATATAAAATCAAGACGTATTTTTGAAGACTTATCACGTAACTATCAACAAGCACAAGGTGCTGCGATGGGTGCTCAAGAGGCACAACAAAGAAGACAGTTAGGTGCTGGTCAGCAATTAGGTGCAATGGCTAAAACTCAAGCGGGTCTTGGTGCATTAGGACAGCAACTTGGTCAAGCAGATGTTCAATCATTACTAGGTATTGGTGGTATGCAACAACAATTAGGACAAGCACAAATGGAAGCTAACAGACAACAACAAATTCAAGCACAGCAAGAACCATTTAGAAGACTTGGTTTTGCTAGTGATATATTACGAGGCACTCCAAGTAGCAGTATTCAATATACTCAACAGCCAGCTACCAATCCATATGCGCAAGCACTTGGTCTTGGTATTGCAGGGTTAGGAGCTCTTGGTCAATTCGGTCAAGGCTTTGGTGGTTTATCAGAAGGCTTAGGTAATTTGTTTGGAGGTAACTAATGGTAGTACCACTAATAGCAGGAATAGCAGGTTTAGGTTTAAGAGCTCTACCCTACATGGTTAGAGGAGGAAAAGCGTTAATTAAACCAGGTACATATAAAAATTATTTTGCACCTAAAGGAGGTTTATTGGGTTCAAAAGTTCCTATTCAAGGCGCAGTTCAACCAGGAAAATCAGGTCTTGGTTTTTTAAGAAACAAACCTACAGGAATAGGTGCAAGAAGTTTTAGTAATATAGCAGGTCAAGCTTCTACTATTCTTCCTGCAGGTTATTATGGCTATGATTATTTAACAAGTGAAGCTGAACAAAGTGCTGACACTCCACCTGTTGTTTCAACTAGCCCACAAGATAAAGACATACAGCCAGCTAAACCACCTAAAAAACCTAAAGACGATGCTAAAATAACAAGTGATCAAATTAAGTCTGGAGAACTAGATGACTTTATTAAAGAACGTATAGATTTATTTGAGAAATACATTGGTGATGACACAAGAAAAAGAACAAAGACTGCAGGCTATAATGCTATGGTACAGTTTGGTTTAAACCTTGCTACAAAAAGAGGTAACTTAGTAGAAGGTATTGCAGAGTCTGCAAAAGAACCACTAAAAGAATTTGCTAAATTAGGAAATGATTTAATGGACCGTGCTGCAAGTATTAAGAAAGCTGGTATTGAAGCTGGCGTATCTGCTTATGAAAAATCTGAAGATCGTAAGATTGATGAAAAAGCATTGGCAACAGAACTTTTAAAAGAAAAATTAAAACAAGATGCAAAAACTCTTACAAGAGGAGAGTTTATAACTGGAGCAATGAACGATATAATGGGCAATGAAAATCTTATGAGAGCTCTTTCAGATCCTTATTACAAAGATAATAAGAGAGATCCTAATGCTCCTACTGATATGCAACTAGCAGAAATGTTTGCACAACAACAGTACAACACATATAGAGCAGTTGAATTACCACCGGGTGCTGCAGGACAAGAACTTTTAGATTCACTACCTAGTGGAACTTTAACTTACGATTCACAAACAGGCCTATACAACGAAAAACCATAAAGGAGTTTAGTCTATGGTTACAGCAACAGATAGATTTGGAAATCCAATTTCAGAGAGAGCTGCGGCTCTTAACGCAGACTCAAATGGAACACCAATAATTAATAATCGAAAAATAGATCGATTCGGAAATCCTATAACAGTAAAAAAACAAATAGGTGGTAATTTTAAATTTGATTCTACTTCCAGTGCACCTAAAAAAGATAATGATGAAGGATTTATTGAAAAATATATTGTTGATCCAGTAACCGCAGGTGTTGCAGGTGTTGGCGAAGGTGCTTTTAAACTAGCAGAAGGAACACTTACTCTTGGAACTATGTTACTAGATCTTGGCGTAGGCTCCGATGTTACAAGAAAAGTAGAAAAGTATTTTGATGATAATAAAATTTTACAAGCTTTAGAAGACAAGGCCGACGACTCATGGACTGGTACAGTTACCTCTGTATTAACACAGTTTGGTGTACCTGCTACTGTTGCTCTTAAAGCAGCTAACGGATTAATTAAAACTAGAAACATAGGCGGTAAAACAAGTTTTGTTACAAGAAGACCTAACGTAACAAAAGCAGTAATTGCAGGTGGTGCTGAAGCTGCTGCGGCGACAAGTGATATGGGTACCCTTGGTGATCTCATTGGTATGGGTCCAACACAGACAGATGACACAGATGATTTTAATATGACAGGTCGTGAACTTGCGCTCAGAAGATTAAAAAATAAATTTAAGTTTGGTATAGAAGGTGCACTTGGTCTTACTTTATTTGACAATGTAATATTTCCTGCAGGAAAAGCATTATTCACAGGCACAGCTCCTGCTTTTACAGGTATGTTAAAACATGTGGGTGTTAATAAAAACAATATTAAATTTTTAGAATTCGATGCAGCTAAAAATGCAAATGTTTTAAAAGAAAAATCTATTGATGAAGGCTTTCAATTTAATAAAAATAATATTTTACGATGGGTAGATAAAAATGTTCTATCTCCATTTCGTGCAAGAGGTAATCTACCTCAAGATGTTTTTGAAGCTAACCGAGTAAAAATAAATACATTGAGATCAGTTGCTGAAAGAGTAAGAGTAGAGACTCTTGATCTAGAAAAAGCTGTTCAAGCAGCAATAGATCCTAAAGTAGGTGGACTTAGAAATCAATTAGATAAAAGAGGATTAAAAGGAAGAGAAGATTTGATGGAAGACATATATGATTTTCTAACAAATAAATCTATGAAGCCAAAAATTGATGTTAAATCTAGTAAGAAAATTCCTTTAACAGATATAGAATTAAAAAACGCTATAGCTAAAACAGATATACCCCCAGAATTATTACCTCAAATAAAAAAGATAAGAGACTCTATTGATGAAATGAGTACTTCTCTTTTTGAAATGCCTAACTTTACAATGAAGGGAGGAAAGGACTTTCAGCATGTTGTTGCTGCTAACATTGGTGAATACATGACAAGAAGTTATAAAATGTTTGGAAGCAAAATGGAGAGAGGTCAATGGCTTAACACTTTAAGAAATACTCCTGAAGGTAATGAGATAATAGAAAGAGCTAGAACATACATTAAAAATAATAACAAAGATTTATCTGATGATTTAGTAGAACAAGAACTTGAATCATTACTAAGAGAAACAGATGAAGTAAAGGTTGGTGATGCCATAACAAACATTGCTAAATTTGATAATGCAATTAAACAAACTAGAGAACAAATACCAGGTGAACTCAGAGAACTACTTGGTGAAATAAAAGATCCAATTAAACAATACATGAGAACTGCAGCTAAAATAAATACATACATTGCAGATACAAACTTCTTCAATACATTACTTAAAAAAGGAAAAGATAAATATTTTTTTCAACCACCAAAACAATTAAGAGATGAGACGGTTACAAATGTACCTGCAGGAGAAGGTGGTTTAGAATTTGGTTCTACTATAGTATCCGATGGTCCTTTAAATGGCTACAGAACAACACCAGAAATAGCAAAAGCATTAGAAAATATAAGTAGTTCAAAAAAGAACGCTGATAATTTAGCATCCTTATATTACAAAGTTTTTCTTGGACCAAAAGCATTTACACAAGAAGCAAAAACAACTCTATCACCTATAACACACGCTCGTAACGTTATTAGTGCGGCATCTTTTACAGGAATGAATGGTAACTTTTTTCAAAACCCAATGCGATTTGCAGAAGATTTTAAAAGAGCATACAAATTAGTAACAACTAGATCTAAAAGTGCAATTGAATCTGACATGGGTAGAAAGTATTTTAAAAATGCTGATGACTATAAAAATTATGTAGATGAATACACAGAGTTACAAGAGCTAGGTATCATTAATACAAGTGCACGATTAGGAGAGATTACACAAAGTTTAGATGAAGTAAGTGCTGGTCTGCAAAATCTTACAGAGGAAGGTAAGATATATACAATGCTACGTGGATGGGGCGATAAAACTGGATTTAATAAACTACGTGGTGTTGCAAGAACAGCGTATCAAGCAGAGGATGATTTATATAAGATACAAAATTTTTATTCTGAACAACGTAAGTTTACTAATGTTTATCAGAAAATGTATAACTCAAATCCAGTAAAGTTTGTAGATGATTATGCAGATGAAATTGCAAGAGTAAATCCTACCCTTACAAGAGAAGAAGCTTTAGCTACAATGAGAACTAAAGAAGGCTTTGATAGATTTATAAAATTAAAAGCTGCTGATACAGTTAAAAACAATATACCTAACTATGATTACATAGGTGCTTTTGGACAGACATTACGAAGATTACCTGTAGGTAACTTTGTATCTTTCCCTTTAGAAATTATACGAACAGGTATCAATACAACAAGACAAGGACTTAAAGAAGTTTTAGATCCAAACACAGTAGGCATAGGAACAACGAGACTTGCAGGTGTTGCTACATTTGGTTTGGGTTTAGGTAAAGGATTACAAGAAGGAGCTCAACTCGTATCTGGTGTATCCAACGAACAACTTAATGCATTACGAGAGTATCTTCCTGAATGGTCAAAAGACTCTACACTTATTCCAATTAAACAAGGTAATCAGTTATACTATATTGATTTCTCTCACACTAATGCATACGATATTCTTACACAGCCACTTCGTTCAGCAATGAATGGTTATGATGCTGCAAGAGATCAAGGCCAAGGCGTTCTTCAAAGTTTTGATGATGGTGCTATACGAGCAACATCTAAATTTCTTTCACCTTTTGTAGAAGAATCTATTGCTTTTGGATTTATGGCTGATGTATTTCTTCGAGGAGGAGAGACAAGAGAAGGTAGAAGACTATGGAACCCTGAAGATAGTTTTGGAAATAAGTTAGCTGCTACTGCGGCAGAAGCATTAAGAACAGCATCACCTGGATCTATACGACAGTTTGAAAGAATATATCTTTCTGGTTTTGGAAAGAAAGATAAATACAATAGAGGATATAAATTTTTAAATGAAGCAAGTGGTTTACTTGGATTTAGAATACAAAATCCTTTTATTGAAGATGGTATTAACTTTAAAATTTCTGATAACAAAAGAGCTTTAGCAGATTCTAAAAGATTGTTTACAAGCACTGCCTATAGAGCTGATGCTACGTCAGCAGAGATAGTGGATGCTTATCAAAAAGCTAATGATGCAAAATTAAGAAATGATCAAACATTATTTAAATCAATAGATGCTGCTAGAAAATTAGGTATGGGAGAAAGAGAAATTAGAGCTATTGTAAGAGAAAGATATTCAAATACTGAAGCAACAAAATTACTTAGAAATACATTCACACCAATAAAAGTATCTGACTTTGCTTTTCAACGTATGAGAGAGAACTCAATGTCAAGAGATGGAAGTGATATTAGTAGAGCAGTAAGAAGAATAACTAATGATATATACAGAGGATTAAGTAGAACACCTATATTTGAAAACCCAGGTAGTTTATTTGAGAATATAATTAACATTGTACCATCGGAACCACTAACAACTAGGCCTAAAACAGCAGATGCAGCACCTCTTATAAGTTCTGCACCTACTACTGTTGCACCTGTTGCACCGAATATTGCTCCTTTAGGAGGACCAATTTCACAAACAGACAGATCTCAACTTGCCAAAAGCGGAGATATTGATATAACTGAAGCATTAGTAAATAGAGGATAATATGCCTAGAGGACGAGCACCTAAAAGAGTAAATCAATCCAAGAGAAGAAGAAGTGCGGCTTCGGCTAGAAGAAGACGTGAAGAGAGTGCTGGTATTGATAGAAGAGGTTCTTATTTAGCTACTAGAAATAGGCCTGATATACGAACAGGAAGTAATAATAGATTTGTAGCACCAAAACCAGATGCATTCTCAGGCAGAGAACAGGGCATTGCTGCCGCTAATACAGGAAGTAAAGAAGATAAATTACAACAAAGTGTAGGTAGTCTTGATAGACGAATTGCTACAGCATTAGAAAAAAAAGATACGGATTTAGCAAAGGATCTTCGTTCACGACAAAATAAATTTGTAAAAGAATTAGCTCTTGAAAGAGTTAGAAAAACTCCCGGTGGAACTATTCAAGGTAATGTTAGAATGCGTGACGGCACACGGCCTATGACAACAGCAGGCTTTAATGTATTTCAAGATACTATTGACAGAGATTTCTTAGATCCAACAAGAAGATTACAAAATATATATCCAGAACAAGCTAGAGAAATGTATCCTATTGAATCAAGATTACAGATGGGTCTTCCTACAGTACAAGCAATTAAAGCACTATTTGATATAAAAGATAAACCAATACCGTACACTGATCCAAGAATGCCCGGCGAAAGATATGCTTTGGATTTCACACCAGAAGGAGAAGTATTTGCAGCACCAACTGAAGATGTATTTATGGAGGATTTAACAGATGATAAAAGTGTACCACTTCCAGTAACACTAGAAGAAGAGTTACCTGTAGTTCTTCCGAACATGGCACCTTTTATAGATAAAGAAACAAGGAATGAAGTATTTGCTCAAGATGTAGATAACCTTCCAGCTAATAATTTTGATAAGTTAGATGATGAATTTCAAAAAGAATCCGCAGAATACTTTGAGAAAAAAGCAAATGAACCAACAGTTGCAGATAAGTATCCTTATGAAGTAGCTAGTCCATATGCTCTTCCATCGTATCTTAATTTGTTTGGTCAAAATGATCCTATAATAGGTATACAAGATGAATTAACAAGCGAAGCTTTACAAGGACCTGGATATAACTTAGATCCAAATTTAATTAATAATTTATATGATCAAGGATTCTTAGAACCAGGAACTAATTACATTGATAATAATTCTTTGTTAAATGAAGCTTTAGCAAGCTACTACGATAGTCTCAAATGATTAAAAAAATTAACATCACTGCAATAATTATTGCGGGTGTAACTGTTATCTACAGTTATGGGATGTTAGTAAACAGAGTCGTTGCCAATGAAAATAAGATAAAAGATTTAGATATGTTGCGTATCGATGCACGGCTCTCGGTCATTGAAGCAAATGTTGTTTCAATAAACGACAAAATAGACGAAGTAATTAAGCCTTAAACGGAATAAACATTTCAGTTTCTACACACGCCGTATCAACAAACACAGGATTATATCCTTGATTTAACATCATATTAGTAGCTTCATTCTCGATTATAATTCTTCTATTTTCACAAGTAGTTTCTTCAAAATATACTTCAGCAATAGTGCGAACGCTAGGCCAAGAGGGTGTAGAAAGAATAGTGACAAGTAACCATATTTTAATCATCTAAATATCTTATAGCGGATTTTAATATTTGCACGTTATCTTTTGCATGACCTAATAATAAGTTACATGAATTACACAATAAACCTCTTGGTAATAAACTAGGATTTTCCTTAAAATCTTTCTTTTTGTATTGATGATCATGATCAATAACAGATTCTTTATTAAAATTTGGTTGATTTTTATTCTTTCTTTTAGGTGCTTTTTCCTGAAATATAGTACCACAAATTTCACAAATAGGTTTTTTTCCTAACCACCAATTAGCAACTGATTCACCCCAAACACTTTTTATTCTACGATATCGTAAAGTTACTCTTCCCTCTGGAATAGACCGTAGCTTTTTTTGTTCTTTTTTTCTGGATCTATTTATTGCTTCCTTTCCTTTTTTAGTCTTAACATATCTTTCTTGTCTTTTGTTGGCGTAGGCCATTTTATTTTACTTCACCCCAAGAAGGACCTATCTCACAATCTACTTTTGAGGGAACCTTTAGGGGTACTGCATCACGCATTATTTCAATAACTTTTTGTTTTTGTTCTTCAGAATAAACAGAAATATCTAGCTCATCATGTACCTGTATAAGAGGTGTAATACCTTCTTTAAATACATCTATCATTGCTTTTTTTGTTTGATCGGCTGCTGAACCTTGGATCAATCTATTTAACGCTCTATACGTAAATGCAGGCCTAATTGGGCCTGGTCCATACTCTCTTTCTGCTTGTTCTTTAGCAAGAGGTTTGTGGATACCATAAGCTACTGGTTCCCATAAATGAAAACGACATTTACGTCCTAGTAGTGTTCTGATAAACTCTTTTTTCTTTGCCGTATTTGCTGTGCCTTCTGTCATAGCTTTAACAAAAGGAACCTTAGCATGGTATTGTTTCCAAAGATCATCAGTATCATCTTCATCTAATCCTAATTCAGACCCAAGTTTACCTTTACCCATACCATACATCATCCCAAGATTAATTGTCTTTGCTTGTTTACGATCAATGCCCGCCATATCTGCAATAGATTGATGAAAGTCTGTGCTATCTATTTTGTAGTCATCAACAAGTTTTTTTACACTAGATACATCCCATGCGAGATCTGGTCTTTGATTAATTAATTCGGTAAAATGAACAAGGATCCTCGGTTCTTGCTGTGAATAATCAAAGCATCCCCATTCCTCACCTTTTTCTGGAATAAATAACTGTCTTATTTTAGGTCCTATTTCTTTATTACGAGCTGGTATCTGCTGCAAGTTAGGGTTTTGCATGCTTAATCTTCCTGATATTGTACCACCTGTCTCTGAACGTAGTTGATTTACATCTGCATGTATGCGACCACGATAAGCATGTTTTAAAATAGAATCTATAAATGTTGTTCTTGCTTTATTTAGCTCTCTTGCTTTTACTATATTCTGTGCGAACGGATTAGAATGCGTTGCTAAAAAATTTTTATCAAAGCTAGGTAAATCTGTTGGTGTTCTATTATATTTAATATTTAATTTATCAAAAGCTTTTGCAATAGATAATGGAGCGAGAATTTCTAATTCAAAACCACATGTTTTATTTAATTGGTGTTGTATTTTTTTCTCTGCATTTTCAAAATCAATTTTAATATGTTCAGCTTTCTCTGTATCAATACGTACTCCATTCTTTTTCATGGCAAATAAGACATGAAATAACTCTGACTCAATATTAAATATTTCTGTTACTTCTTCTTTTATAATTTTTCTTTGTAATACGTGCCATAGTTTTAATGTTACAGCAGCATCTTGTTCAGCATAAGGACCAACATACATTGGAGGTAGTTTCCACATCTCACTCTTTGCATCTACACCCCATTCTTTTGCAGCTTCATATAACAGAGCTTCTGATTTTGTTTCTCCAACATACTCTTTTGATAAATCTTTGAGAGAATAATTAAATCTATTTTCATTTACTAAAGGTGCGGCAATCATCGTATCTATTATTCTACCGTGCACTTTTAATCCTAAAGCATCTAACCATCCAACATCATACATGGCATTATGAAATACTTTATCACAAGGTAATTCTAAGATAGATTTAAGCTGATTAAGAAAAACTTTTTGATCAAAGTTACCACCACCTTCATGTGCTATAGGATAGTATCCTTGCCAACCATCCACGGCCAACGCTACACCAATAACTCTTCCTTTTTTAGTTGCCCATCCTGGTCCAGTTCCAGAACTTATACCCTCATCTTTTGTTTCTAAATCAATAGCGATTTCTTTTGCTCCACTAAAATTAGGCACTGTTTCTGGTGGTACCCACTCACTAGGAACTTTATATAAACTCATTCATCACGCTCATTTATTTCCCCTGCAATAGCAGCATAAGCTGCTAAGTCTATATAGTTATCTTTCTTATGTGCATGCATTAGCCTAGCAACTTTAACTAAAGCCATACACACTGCCACATCATGGGGTGTTAATTTTTTGCGGAGGAAAATAGACCACAATGCGGCAATGTTCTGATGATTGGTAAGCTTATCGCCGTAGTCTTCTTGGCGATCACCTCCAACTAATTCTTTTGCTTGTTCTAAAATATTTTCACAGATCATAACAATTCTTTAAACTCTCTGTTTGTTTTGCTAGCAATAATATGTAATGATTTTTTTGCTCTTGTTGTAGCAACATAAAACACTCTCCTTTCATCATCCCTTTTTTGCGAAATGCTTAAGTCAGCTTTTCGTGGTAAATCTGTTAATACCACAACATTATCTGCTTCGCCACCTTTAGATGCATGAATCGTAGATAATTTTATATTTTTCGATTTATTAAAACTAGAACGTAATAATGCTGCATTTATATAGCGTTGCATCCCATCTGGAATTGTATCTAAAGCAAAATTCCATTCTGTATTAATATCTGTTTTTAATCCATGATGTGTACTTAACGATTCGTAATTATACATTACCTCATTATCTGCTGTTTTTATTTTTTCTTTATACCCGTGTTCTATATTACTATTACCCTTCATATAATAATAAATATTTTGGGCTGTTGCTAAGTCTATGTCTTGTCTTTCTTGTAAACTTTTCCAACCTTGAATAGCACTAATCATCTTTTCGGATATGGAAGATCTGTTTTTAAATTGGTAAAACAAACCATTGTCACGTAAACGATCCATAATAGGATCTAACATGTAATTTGTTCTTGCTAAAATTAACCATTCTCCTTGGGTAAAATCAATATGGTTATTAAATAGTAAAGAATGACGTTGCACTAACCCTTCATCTTCTTTTGGACTCCAATTTTTAATAACTCTATCTTCTACACGGTTAATTAAGTTTCCCGCGACATGGTGCACGGCCCTCGGTATTCTATAAGATTGTGTTAATATTTTTCTTTCTCCTCTTATTAACCCAAGTCTCTTTGTATCAGCGCCTGCCCAATCAAATATAGCTTGGTCATCATCCCCTGCAATATAAGCTTCTTTTGAATTACGGATAAGTATCTCTGTCATTTGCCATTGTATAAAACTAAGATCCTGTGCTTCATCAATAATAACAATCTCTAACTTTGGAGCAGAATTTTGTTTGTTAAATTCTACAATCATATCTGTAAAATCAAACTTAGCTCTACTGTATTTATATCTCTGTAACCCAGAGGCTATTTGACTTAACTTTTCAAAACCACCTTGGATATGTTCATTACTTTGTATAAATTCATTTGATAAAGATACATTTTTTATTTTTGCTTGATCAATTATTTTTAAATAAGGATCTTGTGGTATAGATACACCAAGGTCATTCACTGATTTATTTGGATTTGTAAGTTTTACTTGTAGATAATCAGATACTTCAAGATAATTACTATCATCCATGACATCAGAATTTTGTAAACCTAACATAAGAAATGCCATACTATGTAAGGTGCGAAAATATTTAAAACTTTTGCGATCCAACTTAAATTTCTCCATGGCTCTCGTCACCGCTTCCTTTGCAGCTTTTTTCGTAAAAGCGAAATATCCTATCTTATCAGGAGCAATTCCTTTACGTAATGCATCTTCAACAACACTAAGAAGGTAGGTTGTTTTTCCTGTACCAGGAGGACCAAATACTATTTTGGTTTTTTTACTTTGACTGTCTTGTAATATCATCTTGTAATAGCATTAAGTTTAATTTTATCATCTTCAAATCATCCACTAAAATTCTTTTTGTTAGCTTCATGTTTTTACTCTCCGCTTTAGCTACGAGTTTCGCAGCTATACCTAGAGTTTCTTTAATCAGTTTTTCCATTCATCACCTCTAAAATTGTTTTCCCTATATAGTAAGGTATCTGTGGTACCAAACTATTACCTAATGATTTAAGTCGGTCCACCCTTTTGGGTATCCCATGAGCCACTCTACCCATGTTGGGTTCAGACTCCCACCACCCTTGACCCACTGTTCCTTGTCCTTCTTCGCTACTCTCACGGGAAGAATTGAATCTCGGTGTGAATTGATTACGGCTTTGCCACTGTCTTTGTAATCTCTCGTCGTTGGTGTTGGCCACATCAACTTCGGATGTGCTACTTGATCGTTCAAACTGATTGGCATTTTCTTCTCGAGTTTCATTTTCATTCTCTCCTCGCTGCTCGGCCCTCGGCCACTGTGAGCGTCTGGAGTTCTCCACATCTGAGCTGGTTTCGGATACACTACTTGTTCTCTCAACGTTGAGTGTGTCGTTCTTCCCTTTCGATTGGTTTGATATTGTTTTTTCAAAGCTTCTTTGCTTCTCGGCGGCAAGGAGTCCATTGCGTTCGGAGTAAGCCAATATCCAGATTCTTTCTCTTTGGTGGTTGGCACCGATGCTCGAAGCTGAAATACTAAACGGCCTAACGGCGTAGTCTTCACTCTCCAAGTCCTCGATAACGGTGTCGAGACCGAGTTTAATGTGTCCACTAACATTTTCTCCAATAACCCAAGTTGGTCTGAGTTCTTTGACAAGTCTAAAATACTCTGGCCAGAGGTGTCTCGGATCTTGCTCACCTTTTTGGCGACCTGCGATGGAGAAAGGTTGGCAAGGGTATCCTCCTGTGATGATGTCGATGGAATCAATTCCATCTGCTTTAAGTCTTTCATAGTTCAACTCCTTTATATCTTCATATTGTTTAACATGAGGCCAATGCTTTTGCAGCACTTGTCTTGGATATTTTTCAATGTCACAGAAAGCGACTGTCTCAAAACCACCTGTAGCCTCAAGTCCTAAACTGAAGCCACCAATACCACTGAATAAATCTAAATGTTTTAAAATGGTAAATCCTCCTCTTTGTTTAAATCTTCTTCCTTCGGTAGAGGTAGTGATTCGATTCTTTTAAAACTTTCATTATCAATTTCCCATAACCTGGTATTTTTCTTTTCTACTTTTCTAACAACTGACTTCGCGTCTCTTTCTTTTAATCGTGCAGCTACTCTTACAGCATCGAAACCTTTGAATCTTTGTTTCTCTAAATACATTAGCAAAAATTCCATCTTAAAATAAATTTTATCTTTCTCTTCAAAAGCTTTACCATAATTTACTTCATCAATAGTTAAACCTTTTCCTTGGTCATTTACATATGCATGTAAGTGCTGATCAAATCTACCCTCTGGTGAAACATCATCACCCATTTCAATAATCTCTGCGTTGTTACCTATTTCCTGTAATTTTAATTTCCAATCTTTTCTTGATAGATCTGGAAGGATTATATTTATTTGATCATAAACGGTTTCTTGAAATAAATCTTGTTTATGTAATGTCTTTGTTCTTACACGAACTTGTCTGCCATCAATAGTTATGTACCAAATAGAATTTTCTGTTTGGTATTTTTTTATACTATCAAAACCAAATTCAAAATCCCCACCAATACCGAACTCTCTTTTACGACATTGAGCAGAATCACAGAAGCTGCACATTGGTTGATCCTTACATTTATATTTGTAATCTGTTTTCTGATGCTGTTTAACTGTCTTATCAACTTGTCTGTAAGACAAAGGTTTATTCATATACTTATTATTAAATTCAGAAATCTTATTTTCCCAATCATCAGGCCATTTCTTTTTTGCATACACCGAGTAATGATACAAAACATTATCACGGCCACCCTCATCAATACCAACATTCATTAATGTTTCCAAGCAAGGTGGTCCATCAAACCCGGATGTTTTTTTCTTTGTTTTTATTTTTATCTTTTCAAAGTCTTCTTTTTTAATTTTATACTGATCATATAAATCAAAGAACTGATCCAATGTAGCTGCACTACCATCATCAAGAAAAGCATAGCGCATAGTATTACTGCTATCAAAGTAAGGTAGGTTAAGAAAAGAACCGATGTCTCCTCTAGTCGTATTAAGTTCTACTTGTTTTGGAAAAATTTCACAATTGCCATAACCTAGTCCTCCTGCTAACTCCATTAATTTGTTTCGCATAATCTCGGCTGTAATAGGTTCCTCTGTAAAGAGAAATAAATGTGCACCGCCACTCTTTGAACGACACGGTACAAAAGGTAGATTGTTTTTTCGTATGTTGGAAACTACTTTTTTATAATCTAAAGGATAAGTATCAATATCAATACAACCCCAAGAACAAGTGCTATCATCTCTAATGGGGATGCTTCCCAAACTAGGCGCCTTACCCTCAAGATGATCTTCCCATAATGCATCTGATACAAAACCTCTTTTAGTAATTGCATTGCCTCCTACCTTTCCATTTTTAATATCACCTGGTGTATACTGACCATACGCCCTATCTAAACCTTCGAATATTTTTTTAAATTTTTCTGTTTTCATAATCCTTACATAAAAAATGCAGGTTCATGATCATGCAAATTGAAGATAAAGATTGTAAATACTTGCATGATCTAACGAGGGAACCTGTGGGCCCCGTGACAGATTTTCTACAATCTAACTATTAAAACGGTGGGTTGTCGATTGACGTTTTATCTTCTTCCATCTCTGGTTGAAGTTTTTCTTTCGCTACACCCATGTCTTTAGAAAAAGAAGATGCCTCACTGACATGTGCCTCGTCTGTTAACATTGAATCCAGCTCAATCTTCCACTTGTACCAAGTTTTATCTCCATTCTTTGCTTTCTCTGATTTAAGAAGATAAGAATGTGACCACATTGGTGGAGTAAAATAAGATCCTTTTGAATTTTGGATCTTTAAATTTTTCATTTTACTATTCCAATTTCTACTTGGCGTAAGCTGCGATGACTTCATGGAGATCACTGCTTGACTTGTTTCACCCTTCCCCCCTAGAATTAACACAAAGTAATTAGCTGTCTCTTCAATGTAATTACCTGAGTTATCGTTTTTATAAAACTTATTATCATCACCACGTATTGTGTTATTCATGACTTCTTTTGATTGGTGCACGGCCACAGGCCCTTTAGCACCACTACCAACAGGAGCCCACTCAACGTAAGTCTTATGATAAACACAAGGAATAACTTTAACTCCTTGATCACTAGGCCACCAATCTCCCGTAACAGAATTAAGCACATGACCTGCACGTAGTGCATCATCATTTTCTAACTCTGGAGACATAGCTTGTAGAAGTTTTAAACGAGGAAGCTGCAGATCATCTGCGCTCATCTCTTCAAATCCTGTATCAACTCCTTCGAATTGAGACATAATAGCAACAGCATTGTTGCTTTCTTTTTTCTGAACTTGTTTATTCATAATTCATACCTCATTGTTTAAAGTTACGATTGCTTGATACTGACTTTATTAAGCCTAAAGGCACCAAACAATTTCTCATCAAAGTCTATCCCATCACGGGATTTTGCATTTAAGTACGAACGTAATGTACTTGGATGTATTGATGAGGTTTCATTCGGAACGAGTCCCGAATCCTCTGCTAGTTGTTTGAATTCCTGGGCTACTTTGTCTTCACCTTTTTTGAAATCCACACTAACTATGTTTTTTATTATATCACCATCACCTTGAGATCGCACCCAATTAAATGCACTCTCTTTATTTTCTTCTTTGATGCTGCAATATAGTTGTTCTTTAGTTGTTACTTTAGATCCGTCTGTTAATTTTAATTCAGACACACCTTTTGATTGAAGAAGATCTGTAATGCTGTCAGCCAATACTTGCTCTTCCTCTTTTAATTTTTTTACTTTTACTTCTGTCAATTCAATTTGTTCTTGAACTGAACGTATGCGTTCAATCTCTGATCCTAATTGACCAAGAGCTTCATCATCTATTTTATTAAATGATTCTGTTGATACGTCTTCAAATAGTTTTGTTATGTTATTCATATGCTCTCCCATATTTTTCTATTTACTACTTGCAATTTATCTCATAGTCAACTATAAAAATAAAAAATGAGTGAATATAATTTTAAAACAAAGCCTTATGCTCATCAGTTAGAGGCATTGAAACAAGCATATAACAAGGAATACTATGCCTTTTTTATGGAAATGGGCACAGGTAAATCTAAAGTATTGATAGATGAAATTGGTGGATATTTTTTACAAGGTAAGATCGATACAGCATTAATCATTGCACCTAAAGGTGTGTATCGTAACTGGGAACGAGGAGAAATACCTACACATTTACCGAATGAAATACCTCACACGGTTGCTACATGGAAAGCACCAAGTGAAATGACAAAGGACGATAAGAAAAAATTAAAAGATATAATTTATCCCAACGGTAAGTTAAGAATTTTGTTAATGAACATTGAAGCATTGAGTGGAAGTGTTGGGATAAAATATGTGACACAGTTCTTACACAGAAATAGCACACTACTAGCGATCGATGAATCAACAACGATCAAAACACCAACAGCTTCACGCACTAAAAACGCTATAAAAATCAGTAAGTTAGCTAAGATAAGACGCATCATGACAGGTTCTCCTGTTACAAAAAATCCATTGGATGTGTATGCGCAGTTAGAAT